ACACTCTGTCTGCATCGGGTTCGTTTATTGCTTATGAAAAATTCTTTTGTGCAAAACAGACTTTTTCATAATCTAACCCGATGTACAACCCTTCTGTGAGATTTCCGCGTTGATGGCTACCTCAATGCAGGCTGGGTGCCCAACCCCGTAACGCAGACCATTGCGTTGGCCGCCAGTAGTGAAAGTGCCTTGGTATTTGAAGCCATTGTCATGGCGCAGGACTCCCGCCGGGGTCTGTACCGCATGGGGGCTGAAATCCAGATCCCGGCCATTGGCCGTAAATATACCATGGTGCGTGGCCTGCTGCGGTCTATTGTCAGCATTCCCGGCGCGGGCCGCGTGCTGGAAGCCCGGCATTTTGAAATCACGTGGGAGCGTGTTCTGCCCGCCGCCATTTAAGCGGCAGAAAGGAAGAGCCCATGAAAACCATTGATTACACACATAGCAAACCCGGTGCCGATCACGGCAAACGCTTCTGCCTGACCCGCATGGATGCCTTTGCGGCAGATCAGTGGGCGCGGCACGCTCTTCAGGCTGCCATACGCGGTGGCGCACGCATTGGGGCCGATCTGGCAGAGGCCGGTGTGGCCGGACTAGCCAGTCTGGGGATAGAGATTTTCGGGTTCATGGAAGAAACCGATCTTGATAAAGCCCTCAACCGCCTGATGCAGTGCGTCACCATCCGCCCCGATCCTGCCAACCCGGATCTGACCCGCGCCGTTATTGCCGCCGATTTTGAAGAACCGGAAACACTGGGCATGGTGCGTTCTGAAGTGTTCCGTTTGCATGTGGGTTTTTTACTGGCCGCCGCACACCAGCTTTTCCCCGTTGTGGCGGCCCTGCTGGGAGAAACAACGCCCCGCCCGTCCACTGCGTAAACATCTCTCCTGCGCTGGCCATGGTTCTGTCCTCCGGCTTGGCCACCCTGCGGGACCTCAAAACGGTTTATGACAGTGAAGACCTTTATACCCTTCTTGAAGTGGCCTCCGTCACGAACTGGAACATGGCGCAGGCCCACAACACGCCCTAAAGCCACATGGCCTCCTTATCTGGCGGCAGGCAGACCAGTTTTAAAACATCTGTCAAGGAACACCCATAATGTCTGAAACCGTGCTGGATGAACTGGTCATCCGTCTTGGGCTGGATACCTCCTCTCTCCAGTCAGATGCCAGACAGGCAGTGGGCGTTCTGGATACCCTGACCCAGAAAACACAAACGGCCACCAGCCAGAGTGAGAAAGCCAGCAAGCAGGCAGCCTCTTCTTTCAGCCAGACGCGCAAGGAAGCACTGGGCCTGCTGGGTGTCTTATCCGGCGGCCGAGGGCTTGCAAACCTCCTGAAACAGATGCAGGGAGCCTCTCAGAAAACAAATCTTAGTGGCTCTTCACAACAGGGAGGAGGAGCAGAGCAGTCCTCCCGTTCCGGTTTTGCACGCGGAATTAACCGTTTTTCACACGCACCGCATACCATGCGCACGCCGGCTTCATCCCGCGCCAGCGGGCCAAAAGGTCCACTGCTCCCGCTGCAGAGAATGCAGCAACAGCCGTCAGCATTTTTTACACCCACTCTTCTTTCGGGTCTCGAGCGACATGCCCCTATGCAGGCTCCGTCAAGCCCTTCACAACAGGCTCCCGCTCTTTTATCGCCTCATGGTCGGTCTCTATCCACCACCAGCGCCCTTGTACGGCCAGCGTCCCTGTCTTCCCGTGTCAGCCTCCAGCACACGACAGTTCTAACGCAACCTACTTCGGTTTCCGGTAGGCAGCATAATGGCTTTCTCCAAACAAAGAGCCTGACAGAAGCTGTGCACAGTGCGGTAAGCGCGGCCATGGCCCCATACCGACATCAGAGCCTCCGCGCGCCCCGTCCTCTCTTTACGGCTTCCTCCGTCATCCGGCAGGCAAACCCCAAAAGCCGTGGGGCAACGCAGGATGCATCTTCCCATTTTTCCTTCAACAGAAAGCAGAATCAGGTAAGCTCTATTCCAAACGCTGCCGGGTTGATGCCATCTACCACAAAACAGCAGACTGACTGGCGCAGGCGACAGCCTCCCTCTAATGGAATACCGCCCAATTCCGTCAGAGGGTTATCATACAGCAAGGCGGCATTCCCTTTCGAGACTTTCGGGAAAAACCATCGCGCACCAACCGCTAAGCATCCATCCAGTCGTACTAACCGCCTTTACAGACACCAAAATCACACCTTAGCCATGCCGCACGTGTCCATGGTGTCCTCGGTGCCAGAACAGCGGCACTCGGCTCAGGCACGTCGGCAATCTTCCCGGTTAGAGCCATCGTCTTCCAGTCGAAAAGTTTTCCCGCCAGCACCGAATGCACACTTTGCACCAGCGTCTTCTATGCTGAAAAATAATCTGCTGCATCAAGGAGCTTTCCTCTCCTCTGATGCACTAAAACTCATGCAGCCATTTTTGCCGGGCTCACCTATGCTGCGTGCGGCCAGCGGCCCGGCAGCAAGCGTGTCGGCACCGCAAGCGCCCGTGCAGAACACCACACATATCGGGTCTGTCACCATCAGCGTGCCATCCGGCAACCCGCAGAAGATCGCACAGGCGTTGCGTGGCCTTGGTGGTGGAGACAGCCATACGCTGACCAGCCTCGCAACATATGGGGCCGTATAATGTCTTTTCCGTTTTTATAAAGGATTTTCCTATATGCCCATGGTGCCGGTTACGCTGCCATCCGTCTGGACTGTGCCGGTGGCGGCAGGCGTGCCGCTTCTGCTGGGGCAATCTGTTACGCATGGGGTGCAGGCGGCGGCATCTGTCAGTATCGGCACGGTGCTGGATGATCTGCTCATCAGCCAGGCGGCAGGGCAGTGGGGCATTTTCAACAGTGCGGGCCAAAGTGTGCTCTCCGCAGCGCGCGTGCTCTCCGTGGCAGGGGAGAGTGAACACCACATTGCCACAGCCCCTTTGGAAGACGGCAGTTTTCTGTCCTACAGCAAGGTTGCCACGCCCCGAACGCACCGGGTGCTGATGGTGTGCGATGGTTCGGAAACAGGGTTGGACTCTCAGGCTCTTTCAGCGTTACTGCCTCAGGCAGCCTCATCGCTTGCCGGAGCAGAAGGGTTATATGTGCGCAAGGCGTTCTTCGCGACCCTTGCCGCGTTGGAGGCCGACCTGTCACTTTATTCCGTCATTACGCCAGAACGGAAATATGAGAATGTCAACATTACCGGCCATCGCTGGCTGCGCGATGCGCGGCACGGTATTACCATGCCAGTTGTGGAAATCACTCTTCAGGAAGTGCGCGTGTCTGCCACGCAGAGTTTCACAACAACCCAGCAGCCGCAAGGGCAGCGTATGCTCTGCGGTGGCGTTGTGCCCTCCCAATCCTCCCCTACGCTAACATCCAGTAACAGCCTCTATGAGAGCGCAGAAACACAAGAGACGTCTCAAAACATAACCGGCTGGGCCAACCTTGCAGGATCTCCGCTATGAGCACGTCTTCTTCCACGTCTGGCGGCACCGCAGATCTGGTAATGATCCCCCTTGCCAGCACTGCCGCCCAGATGCTCCGGGTCACACTTTCCGGCCAGAGTATTCAGATCGCAGTGCGTCAACGTTCCACAGGGCTGTATGCAGATTTCTGGCTTGCCAACACCCGGTTGCTCTCGGGCGTGTTGTGTCAGGACCGCACATGGCTTGTGCGTGATGAAGCCATTGGCCTGCCGGGAGATTTCACATTTGCTGATACCCAGGGCACGCAGGACCCCACCTATGATGGTCTGGGCAGCCGCTACCTTCTCCTCTACCGTGCCGGATGGACGTAGCAGCAAGTTCCGATAAGCCTATTTCCGTTTGCGCGCGCCTGTTCGCGTGGTGCTCGCCTGCGCACCGACCATCGTCTGGCGCGTGCAGCATAGTCTCATGCTACGTGGCGCGTTTCACGTCTTGCCCTCTCTTCCTATTTTCCCCACTTTATCGTGCCGTCGTGCCGTCGTGCCGTCGTGCCGTCGTGCCGTCGTGCCGTCGTGCCGTCGTGCGGACAGTATGCTGGCCGCGCCTCAGGCCACTTCAACCGGCGCGGTAATGCATCCACCCAGCCCCATGCGCTCCTCCAGCGCCGTCTGCTTCATGCGTGATGCAAAGCCTCTGCGCGTCCTGCTTCTTCAAACACGGTTGGCATATTCATGGCCCAGTCAGGCTCTTTTACGTCACGCGCGTTGCGTATCACTTTCCGTCTGCTGGCAAATGCCTTTGGCCCAAGCGGCGCAGATACTGTCACGCTTACCGGCCTGCGGGTAACGGCGGATATCACACAGGCGCAGTTCCCAACAGGAGAGATTGCAACCTTGCGGATTGAAGGTCTCTCGCCCGATCTGATGAACCGCCTCAGTCTTGCAGCACCTGACCCAACCAGCCAGAGTGCGAGTGAAGTGCTGGTGGAAACGGAGGAAGGAACCTCTCCCGCCGCACTGGTGTTTCAGGGCGGTGTGACACTGGCGTATACGGATTACACCAACGCGCCAGATGTCGTCTTTATGGTACAGGCATTTTCAACAGCATTGCCCAACGCCATGGCGGCCACCCCAACCAGTTTTCGTGGTGCGGTGCCTGTTGCGACCGTACTGGCAACCGTTGCCCGGAAAGCCGGGTTAACAGTCTCCTGCCACGGCGTTGGCGGCACGTTCCATAACCCGTATCTGGATGGCAGCCCCGGCCAGCAACTGGCTTACTGTATGGATATGCTGCCCATGCGGGTCAGCCTCGGGCGCGGGCAACTGGCAGTCTGGCCCGCGCGCATGGCGGGAAATGCCCCGCTGGCAGATCTGCAAGCAGAAGGTTCAGGTGCTCTGTCAGCCTCAGAAACAAGCTTTGTGCAACAGGCTGTTTCTGTATCATCCGAAACGGGCCTTATTGGATATCCGTCCTGGTCTGCCGGTGGGTTGGCTGTGCGGATGTTGTTTAATCCTCAGGTCAGTTTCAACAGTGTGATCAGCCTGCAAAGCCGCTATCAGCCTGCCGGGTGGGGGGCACAGTCTGGCCCCGTTACCACAGGCCTGTGGGTCGTTACGCAGGTTCGCCACAGCCTGCAAAGTGAAACCCCACACGGGGCCTGGTTTACAGACATCGTGGCACAGGCGTTTCAGGAGCACACGGCATAATGCCTCTTACTGCCAGCACATATCCCGTTCTTAACCGGGCGGATGCCGCAGCGTCTGACTTCAATGCACTGAACCGGGTTGTGGCACGGCTATTGTCCGCGCGGCGCACAGTGGTTGTGGTGCAGGTCAAGGCTGTTTCCGGTAGCGGGCTGAATCCCGTTGGTTTTGTGGATGTCCAGCCCATGGTGCACCAGCAGAACGCGGCAGGCGCAGTTACGCCGCATGGGGTGCTGTATCAGGTGCCCTATTTCCGGTTGCAGGGTGGCAGCCGCGCCGTGATTGTGGACCCCGCCGTGGGGGATATCGGGCTGGCCCTTGTGGCGGACCGCGATATCTTCAATGTCAAAACGGCCCGAACCCCGGCGGCTCCAGGCTCCTTCCGCCAGCAGAACATGGCGGATGCACTCTATCTGGGTGGGTTTCTGAATGGCGCACCACAGACATATGTGTGGCTGCATGATCAGGGCGTCACTGTAAAAACCGCAGGAACAGTGGATATTACCGCCCAGAGCCTGACCCTGAATGGAGACGCCACAATCAACGGGGCGCTGCATGTTTCAAAAGATGCCACGGCTTCTGGCATTTCTCTCACGCAGCATATTCATCCCGGTGTGCAGCCGGGCAGTGGCACAACGGGAACCCCACAAAGCTGAAATCCGGGCACGGTTTCAAAACCCTGCCCGGATCATCACACTCTGGTCTGGCGTTCTAGCTAAACGGCTCTTTATCCTGTTAATGCGCACCGTAACGTCAAACGGTGCGCAGGAAAATCAGGCGTCAGACTGCGTGCACTTTTGCCTCACGTTGCCAGAAGCGCAGGGCGCGGCAGGTTTTGACAAATTCCGGAACCGAGGAGGGTTTTTCCAGCGTAATAACCCCTTCATCCAGCGCATCATCCGTCAGGCCCGCCTTTTTCAGCAGCGGAGCAGCTTCAGGCACATGTGCAATGAATTTTGCATGCGCATAGGCATCCGTCACAAAATCCTTGGCGTCTGCATCATTCGCAAGCTGTTTGGCTCCGTCTTCAGAAAGCAGAAGCACAACCGCATCATACAACACAGATGGGCCACCCGGCACCCGCTGCCCTGCCGGAACATGGCGACCGCTTGATGTCTTGATCCCGCCAATCTGCGGTGCCACCAGTTCCAGATCAACACCTTCAGCCTTGGCGGTTTTTTCCAGCGCTTCCAGAATGGCTTCGTCCGCACCGTTGGTAATCAGCACACCAATTTTGCGGCCTTCAAAGGTTTTTGGACCATTTTTCAGAATGCTCAGGGCAGGGGACTCTGGCAGGTCAATTACCTTGCTGGCAGGGGGTGCGGCGTCTGGCAGTTTTTCCAGCCCCAACCCGTCAGCCACGGCCTGTGCCAGTCCCGTGTCAATATTCAACAGGTGAGAAACAACCCGGGCACGAATGGCCGGTGTTTCCACCTTGCTGAGTTCAAAGGTAATGGCCTGCTGAATATGCGTCTGCTCCACCTCGGTCTGGCTTTTGTAGAACTGCCGCGCCTGACTGTAATGGTCCGCAAACTTTTCTGACCGCACACGCTCTTTCCGGCCCTCTACGTTCTGCGGATAGGACGTAAAGCCTTTCTGCGGATTTTCACGCGGACCACCGGCTTCTCCACCCCAGGAGTTGGGCTCATAATTGACCCGCCCTTTAGGGTTATGCATCGCGCCGTGGCCATCCTGCTGAAAATGATGGAACGGGCATTTGGGCGCATTGATGGGAATATGCGTAAAGTTCGGCCCACCCAGCCGCTTCAACTGCGTATCCAGATAGGAGAAATTGCGGCCCTGAAGCAGCGGATCATTGGTAAAATCAATCCCCGGCACCACGTTCTGGGTGCAGAAGGCCACCTGCTCGGTTTCCGCAAAGAAATTATCCACCATGCGGTCCAGCACCAGTCGGCCAACAGGCTGCACGGGCACCAGTTCTTCCGGAATCAGCTTTGTGGCGTCCAGAATGTCAAAATCGAACGTGTCAGCAAATTCATCGTCAAAAAGCTGCACACCCAGTTCCCATTCCGGGTAGTTGCCTGCCTGAATGGCGTTCCACAAATCACGACGGTGAAAGTCGGGGTCTGCGCCGTTTATTTTGACGGCCTCGTTCCACACAACAGATTGCAGCCCCTGTTTGGGTTTCCAGTGGAACTTGGCAAATGTGGATTTGCCATCGGCGGTGACAAAACGGAACGTGTGAACGGCAAAGCCTTCCATAAAGCGGAAGGAACGCGGAATTCCCCGGTCAGACATCACCCACATGATCATGTTCATGCTCTCAGGGGTGAGGGAAATGAAGTCCCAGAAATTATCATGTGCGGATTGTGCCTGCGGAAAAGCACGGTCCGGCTCTTCCTTCACGGCATGCACCATATCCGGAAATTTGATGGCATCCTGAATGAAGAATACGGGAATGTTGTTGCCAACAAGATCCCAGTTGCCTTCCTTGGTATACAGCTTGACCGCAAAGCCACGGGCATCACGCGCAAGGTCAAAAGACCCCTTGCTGCCCGCCACGGTGGAAAACCGCACAAACGCGGGCACACGTTCACCCACACGCTGCAACACATCCGCCCGTGTAATGTCAGACAGGGAATGGGTCAGTTCAAAAAAACCATGCGCGCCATAGCCACGGGCATGCACAACCCGTTCTGGAATACGCTCATGATCAAAATGGAAAATCTTTTCTCTGAAATGAAAATCTTCCAGAAGGCTTGGGCCGCGTGCGCCTGCTTTCAGTGTGTTCTGATCATCCGCTACAGGCACGCCCTGCTGGGTGGTCAGGGTTGGCACGTCACCGTGGGCGGTCTGGTGTGTTTCGCCACCTGCGCCGCGCTGTACCTTTTCTTCGCCCAATGTTACGGGTTTGCGGTCTGTATCCGTCGTGCTCATATGCCTGCGCCTTCCCTTTAAAATCCTGAAACATGCGGAACCCCACGCAGAACACGGCCCGATGAAGCGGAGTATTCCCCCTCCATCAGTCGTTTTCTG